TCTTCGTATTCTTCTTCATCTCTGTCAACAGATAATTTTAATTCGTTAAATTCAATCATATCAGCAACAACATTTTTAACTTTTTTCTCTATAATGTCATCTACTTTCTCTTCAACTATTTCTGTTACTTTGTCTTCAACTACCTCTTCAACAACTTCTTCAATCACTTCTCTTTGATCCTCATCATGCATAGCCATAACTTCCTCCTATTTAAATTATTATATATATTTTACTACTTATTATCTTCTATTTCAATCCAGTTACCTCTCATTTTTTTCTGATCTAAGTATAGCTCTGTATCAGCCCATTCTCGACCTTCATTCATACATATATAGAAATATTTAGGCTCATAAATTAAACAACTATGATCATCATATTCTAGATTGTGTGCGTGTAACGGTTGTCCTATGCTTACAAAAAATTTAAAAGTAACACCCACTGCTACTGCTATAAAAATAATAACGGCTATTGTTGTAAAACCAATTTTAATCATTTCCTCTATCTCCTGTCTTTTTTTTAATCTTTTAGCTTTTTCTTCCTTAATAGCTTGTTTCTTTGCATCAATACGTTTTTTTCTTTCTTGTAGTATGTACTCCCATGTTCCTGGGCCGAAGCGTAAATTCACAAGATTTTTTAACTCTCCTAATTGCTCCCTGGCCAATTTGGCCTCTATAATCTCACGAGCCACATTTTCAGTTGCGAAATGGTCTACATTTGCCTTGTCTCTTGCTTTAATAACTTGTTGTTCACCCATCATGGCTTTATCAATGTGACCCATAATATCACCGATGTCGTTACAAGTCTGTATTTGTTCTTTTACAAAATTTACACTTTGTTTTACTAATTTTATGCCTGAGAGTACGGCAGCTCCAGCTGTGATGGGATCAACCATTTTGACGCTCAATAAAACGGTCTAGCTTCTCTTCTAATCTACGAAGTTGTTCTAGTATTTGAGCAGTCTGTGACTGTGCATCGTCACGAGGCAGGTACTCTTCCCTGGTTTTATTGAGTAGTATTTGTAGTCTTTTGACCTCAGAAAACATTTTACTAAATGCCCAACCAAATGCTGATATAAGCACGGTAAGTAAAATATTCCATAGCATCATGTTATCCACGTCTGACTCCTTGATTTGCTATGGCTTGTCCTAAATTATCTTCTGGAAATAATCCAGCATAATTAGCAGCTTGTGCCTGTGGGTTTAATGCTCCTATACCTGATGACGCTGGAGCAGGTGCTGGTGTAGGTTCCTCTATTTCAGCCTCTTTAGGAGTTGGCACATTTTGTTTTGTGTAATTTTGACCTTTTAAAGAAAAATTTTCTTCAGGCTTCATAAATTCAGCTAGATTAAATCTGTCATCCTTTGCATAGGTATTAATATTTTTTAAATCTTCTTCTAAATTTTCAGGCTTAGAGTTATTTATAATATCTCCTGTTGGTAAAATATCCAAAGAACTTCTTTGTTCTTTTTCAATTCTTTTTTCTATACTATCCGTAGTTGGAATTTGTCCACCTGATACTGGTATGCTTTCAGTTAGATAACCAAAAGCTATTCTTACAGCCTCAGCAT